AAGTCGTCTAAAGTCAAAGCAGAACCAGTCGAGGAGTAACCCACATGGCAACCAGCGTCTACCTGTCAAACCCGAGCGTCACGATCAACAGCGTTGACCTTAGCGACCAATGCACCGCCGCCACGATCACTTACAACATTGAAGCGTTGGAAAACACCGCGTTCGGCTCAACGGCCCGCACCTACACCGCAGGCCTCGCCAACAACAGCATCACCGTGACCCTGTACCAGTCGTACGCGGCGACCGAAACCGAAGCGTCGATCTACAGCCTTGTCGGCACGACCACCACGCTGGTATTGCAGCCAGCATCCGGTGCGGTCTCGGCAACCAACCCGTCGTACACGCTCACCAATGCATACCTTGAAAGCCACACACCAATCAACGCATCGCTCGGCGAACTGTCAACGATTGATTTGACGTTCACGGGTGGCACACTTGCAAAGGCCACCAGCTAGCCATGTTCTCGCCAGCCCAATCGGGCGGCGCTGAAAACAAACAAAGCAAGCCCGCGCTAGCGGAGCCTTGCCCGACGAAAGGTAACTAATGCGCGTCAAACTCAAAGTTGACCTCAAAGACGGGCGTGAACCCCGCACAATGGTCACAAACATGCTTGCCATCGTTGAATGGGAAAAGACCGAGAATCGCCGATCCGCAGACGGCAAAGGCATCGGTTTCGTCGATATGTGCTGCTGGGCATACATCCTGTGCAAGCTTGCTGGCGACAAAGTGCCCGGCACGTGGCGTGAATGGGTCGCTGAACACCCGGACATGGAAATTACGCCCATCGAGGAAACCACCGACGAAACCCCTACCATCGCGGCACCTGGCGACGCTCCCTCGCTGAGGTCTTAGTTATGACGGGCTACTGGCCGCCGCAAGTGGAATTTGACAGTCGAGACATGACCACCGTGTTCCATGTGCTTGAGCTGCAACAGCAACAGGCAAAGCGGGGCCGATAATGGCAACCGTTGAGGTGATCGGCGTAAAGCAAATGTTGCAAGACCTTAGGCAGATTGATCCTGAGGCCCGCAAACAATTTGCCAAGGACGCCAAGCAGATTGCCAGCCCGATCGTGCTTGAGGCACAGAGCCGTTACCCGGCACAAGCTTTGTCAGGTATGCGGTACCGCTGGGCGCAGAACGGGCGTCAACTGTTGCCGTGGGATCAACGCAAGGCTCGACGCGGCGTACAGGTCAAAGTTGATGCTGGACGCAAAAAAGACGGCGTAGTGACGATCATCCAGAAAGACCCAGCGGCTGCAATTTATGACATTGCTGGCCGTGGAAATTCAAACCGTTTAGGTGATGCATTGACCGCGTTTGCTAACAACCCGTCGCGCGTCATGTGGCCGTCAGCCGAGGCGCACATTACCGACGTGCAGGACGAAATGACCAAAGCGCTTGAACAGGTTGCCAACGAGATAAATCGTAGAATTGCAACCATATGAGCATTCGCATACCCATCATCAGCGAGTTTGACGACAAGGGTATTGCGCGCGCCAAAAAAGAATTCAACAGCCTTGAGACGACTTCGGAAAAGGTCGGCTATGGCATGGAAAAAGCGTTTGTGCCTGCGATCGCAGCTGCAGGCGCACTCGCTGCCGGGCTTGGCATGGCCGCCAAAGCCGCAGCCGAGGATGAAGCTGCACAAGCCGCACTTGCCGTACAGCTCCAAAACTCGACAGGTGCCGGGCAAGAACAAATTGCCGAAGTCGAAAAAGCAATTAGCGCAATGTCACGCCAGGCGGCGGTCGCTGACGACGTACTGCGCCCCGCGTTCGCCGCACTCGTACGCGGCACCAAAGACATCAACGAAGCCCAATCCCAAATGTCGCTCGTGCTTGACATCAGCCGCGCAACCGGGATCGACGCCACCACCGTCGCCGACAGCCTTGCTAAAGCCTATGAAGGCAATTACAAGGCCCTACGATCGCTGACCCCTGAAATGGCAAACCTCATTCGTGAGGGTGCCGACATGGAGACGATCATCAGCGTGTTGGGTGGCACGTTTGGTGGCGCAAACCAGGCATTTACTGAGACCGCTGAGGGCGGCATGGCAAAGATGCAGATTGCGTTTGCCGAAATGCAAGAAAGCATCGGCGCAGCCGTCTTGCCATTGCTTGAGCGCTTAGTACCGATCATCACCAAAATGGCGCAAGCCGTCGAAGAAAACGCTGACGTAGTAATCATCCTGGCAGGCGTTATCGGCACTCTGTCGGCTGCCATCATTGCCTACAACGTGGCAGTCAAAACCGCCGCGTTTTTGCAGACTGCGTTTAACATCACTTTGGCCGCCAACCCGATCGGGCTAGTCGTAGCCGCCATTGTGCTACTCGGCGCAGCCCTTGTAGCCGCATACGCCAAATTTGAAGGCTTTAGAAAAGTTGCTAACGCTGTATTTGGCGCACTCAAAGCAGGCGTCAAAATCGCCGTTGACTACGTCGCAAGTTACCTGAACGGAATGTTGACCGTGTTTCGCACCGTGTTCAACACGATTGCAAACTTGTGGAATTCAACGCTTGGCGGCTTGTCATTCGAAATTCCGGACTGGGTGCCAGGCATCGGCGGTCGAGGCTTCAGCATCCCCGAAATGCCGACTATTGGCGGCGGAAGCGGCAGCGGCGCTTTAGCGGCCGTAGGCGGCGACAAAAACCTTGGGGTGCCTATTCCCTCATCTAGGGGCGGATCGGTTGTCGTAGCGGCTCCTAGCGTGCCTAGCGGGGGCGGTGGCGGTGGTGGCAGGGCTAGTTCCCAGGTCGCCATTGCCGACGCCCCAAATATGCTTGGCGCAGGCATTGCCAGCAACCCGTTTACATCAAGCGCCCGCAACGCGATGCTGGACAACATCACCGTCAACGTAAACGGCGGGTTGGCGACCAGCGCAGAGATTGGGCAGGCCGTTGTGGACAGCATTCGGGCTTACAACCGGTCAGCTGGCCCAGCTCGCATTGAGGTCAGCGGGTACGTCTGATGCCCGGCACAACAATCGTCCAATCAGGCAACTACACGCTTGAAATTGACGCAGGCTTCATCGTCAACGGTTTTACCCTTGACAACGCCACATCAGGAGTACTTGACAATACAACATTCGTACTTGATGGAAATACCCAGTTTGCCGATGTCACTAACGGCACACTCAACATCAACGTACGTCGAGGCCGCCGCGACCAAGGCGACCAGTTCAGCGCAGGCACCATGACGTTCACCCTCAACGACAGCCTCGCCAACGGCATTTTCAACCCGTTTGACACTTCAAGCCCGTATTACGACGCCAATCAAAACGTGCCAGGTCTTGCACCAATGCGCCAAGTCAACCTGATCCGATATGACAACAGCGACAACGCCGAATACCTATTCAAGGGCTACATCGTTAACTACGACTACAACTTTGCGCTTGGCGGCATCAACACCGTCAGCGTCTACTGCGCTGACCAATTTTATTTGCTTGCCCAAACCTACATGGACGAGCTAAACGTCACACCTGAAACATCCGGAGAACGCATAGAAACCGTTTTAGATCTGCCCGAAGTCGACTTTCCAACTGGGCCAACCGCGCGCAACATTTCCACCGGAACCGTCAACCTTGGGCACGACAGCGCCTACACCGTGCCAGCAGGCACCAACGTGCTCGCCTACCTCAACCAAATCAACAGCACCGCCGAATTCGGTCGCCTGTTCATGTCACGCGACGGCGTACTCACTTTCCAAGACCGCATTGGCGCCACTCTTACACCAGTAGTCGCTCAATTCACCGACAACGGCACCGAAACACCCTACGACAACGTAGGCATCACATTTGAAGCCGACAGCGTCGTCAACCGCGTCTACATAGAAAACCTAGACGGATCATCAGCCATCAACAGCGACGCAGGCTCAATTGCCACTTATTTCATTCAAACCGAAGCAATAACTAACAGCTTGTTAGAAAGCGGCGGTGGGCAACTTGCTGTCGCCGCCACCTACCTGATCAATCCCGACCCGGAAGCCCGCTACACCGACATCAGCACCAAATTCTCAATGCTGACCACCGCCGAACGCGACACCGCCGCCATCATTGACATTGGCGACACAATCAGCATTGAAAAAACATTTCAAGCAGGCCTTGGCACAACAAGCCTCGCCCAAGACCTCTCCATTGAAGGCGTCGAACACCAAATCGACTACCAAACCGGGCATCGAATAACCCTGTACACCGCGCCAACCACCATCGTCTACGAACTAATCCTTGACGATGCTGTATATGGCGTATTAGACGCCCTCAATGTTTTAGGATAGGAGACACCTATGGGAGCCAACGCACAAACCTCAGTACCCTTGTTTACAGCGGGCGAAGTATTGACTGCCGCAAACCAAAACATCAGCGCAGGCACAGGCGTACCAGTATTTGCCACCACGACTACGCGTGACGCAGCATTTGGTGGAACGGGCGAAAAAGTATTGGCAGAAGGTCAAACGTGTTACGTCGAGGCAATCAAAGCATTGCAAATTTACGATGGAACCGTTTGGAGACCAATAGACCTCGGACAATGGCAACCATGGACACCGATCATTACGGCTGTCACGGGAACGTTTACAACGGTTGCTTCTAGCGGGTATTACACAACAATTGGTAAAACGTTTATTTGTGAAATAAAAATAAATATCACTACTAATGGTACGGCTGGGACAGCAATAAAATTTTCGTTGCCTGCTGTAGACAAAAATCAGTTAGCTGCAGATTACGCTGCGGGAGTTGCGCGCGAAAGCGCAGTTACAGGCAATATGCAACAAATTTTTATTCAAGGTGGTGGCGGAGTAATGGTAAATTACGACAACAGCTATCCAGGCGGAAACGGCCGAATTATTGGCGGTACATTCGTTTATGAGGTGGCCTAATGCTTATTGAAACAGACGACCCAAATATCCTTTGGGCACGAATTCGTTACCAGCGCGACAAAGAACTAGCCGCGACCGACTGGACACAAATTAGCGACGCCACCGTTGACAAAACAGCATGGGCAAAATACCGTCAACAGTTGCGCGACCTGCCAGCGCAAAACGACGACCCCACAAAAATCGTGTTTCCAAGCCGCCCCGCATGACCCGATGGATACTTCGATTGTGGTGGCTGTCATCGCTGGCGCTTTCTCTGTACTCGTTGCGATCATTCATCGGTTCCAAAAAGAAAACCATAAAGATCACGGACGGGTACACGAAGCGTTGGGCCGAATAGAACAAAAAATCGACCACCACACGGAGAACCACCCATGAGCAAACAAACCAAAGCAATGCTCGCAAGTTACGCTCGATCCGTCATCGCCGCCGTCGCAGCTGTCGCAGCGACCGGCAACACCAACCCGCAAGACCTCGCCAAAGCAGCCGCAGCCGCCCTGCTCCCCGTCATCATGCGATGGGCCAACCCCAACGACGTAGCGTACGGTCGTGGCAATAGCCAAAGCTAAACCAGGCGTACCAGGCGCCACCGACTACATCGGCAACGCCGACGGAGCCGCCAAAGGCCCACGCCCAGGCATGGACGAATGGATCAGGCAAGCCGTCAAATACGCCAACGGCTCGCTGTGGAACAACGGGTCGTACGGGCAACGTGACATGAAAGGCAAACCCGGCAACTTGTCAGTACACGCCACAGGCCGCGCCGTCGACCTCTCTTACCGTGACATGCCCGACCATCGTGGCAAACCAAACGGACGTCAACTCAGCCGCGTGTTCATCGGCGCTTGCGTAGCCAACGCAAACGAACTTGGCCTACAAATGGTCATTGACTATTGGCCGCAGCCGTTCGGCCGCGCATGGCGTTGCGACCGCATGGCTTGGCAGGTCTACCAAAAGAAAACCGTGTCCGGCGCACCCGGCGGCGACTGGTGGCACGTCGAGATCACACCCAAAATGGCAGACAACCCAAACCTTGTAAAAGCCGCATTTCTCAAGGTATTTGAGGGTATTCCCGCATAGGCCCGTCAGATCCCCTAGGGTGGGATCACCGACGAAAGGAAACCTAAGCCATGACATTGAACCCATTAGCCGCACTTTGTGCCTGCGTCACAGCCATATTCGGCTTTACGACGCTTCTAGAGGCTCCTAGACCCCTCTCAGGGCAACCTACAGCCAGCACCACACCGCTGTCGTGGAACATTTACCCGCCAACCAGCGTCGAGCAAACCACCGTCACCGAAACCAGTCTGCCGACCACAATCGCCACGTGCAACGACGCGGTCAACTTGGCTCGCCAAGTCGGCTGGCCTGAAGATCAGCTTGACACGCTCGCTGTTGTCATGTTGCGTGAGAGCCGATGCACCCCAACCGCCCACAACGTCGACGATCCGATGGGCGGCTCATACGGGCTGACACAAATCAACGGCTTTTGGTGCTCACCAAACAGCAACTGGCCTCAAGGCTGGCTACAAGTACAAGACGTCGGCGTCGATCATTGCGCCGAACTGTTTATCCCCGAGGCAAACCTGCGGGCCGCACTCGCCATCTACAACAATTCAGGCTGGGGCCCGTGGGCTGCCACAGCGCCGTGACACACCTGTGATAGAACATCCCTACATAGATCCCGACGACACACTCAGCAAGGAGACCCGACAAATGTTCGCCGACAACTTCGAGCCAACATCCGCATCAGCAAAACACTTGAAAGCGTTGAACGAAATCGTGGACACGATCTTCAACCCGCACAGCGACATCATTCGCCGCCTACGCACGATCCGCAACGCGATGAGCTTGTGCGACCCGGAACCGCTGTACGACATTGAAACGATTGACAAGGCGATCGCAGCGTTGGAGAAGGCACGATGAACTGCACCATCTGCGAAGGCGTCATCGCATGGCCCGACATTCAAGGCCGCACTCATTTTGTGTGTGACGGTCGAGTACCAGCAGGCAAACCCACTACCCCATTTGGGCAGGCAATGCAGATCAGCCAGGCGGTCGCCGACGCCAAATGGACACCCGCACAGCAACGCCAAGTCGACGCCGCAATCGACGCCTGTGCCCGCGAAATCGGCTACTTCACCGCTGACGACGTGTGGGCCAAACTCGGTCAACACTTCCCCGTCACCAAAGGGCTTGCTGGTCGGCTCAATGCAGCTGTGCGACGCCGCACCATCGTAAACACCGGCGCCGTACGCCACGCCAACCGTGGTGGCCAGCATGATCACGCCCAACGCCTCACAGTATGGGCAGCCGCATGAAGTTCAAGCACACACAGGCCAGTCTGTTTGGTCAGCAAACTTTGTGGACATGCGGTTATTGCGGTGCAGTCATTTGCACCTTGGGCGGTCGAGGCAAACCGCACGGCACATGCCCATCATGCGACAGCAACGAATGGCACAGCGAAGAAGCACCGGTCGCTATGTTCAAGGAAATTGACAACTAATGGCATTTGACTTAAGCAACTACGAAACCGTCGAGGATCGCCTGGCACGGTTTTGGCGTGACCACCCGACGGGACGCATTGAAACCGCAATGATGGCCTACGACGGCGACAGCTGCGTATTTCGTGCCGAAATCTATTTTGACGCTGGCCAATCGTCACCCACCGCGACTGGCTACGCCGAAGAAGTCAAAGGCTCAAGCCCGGTCAACAGGACGTCGTTTGTGGAGAATTGCGAAACCAGCGCAATTGGTCGAGCGTTGGCGAATTGCGATTACGCCACGCACGGCAAAAGGCCATCCCGTGAGGAGATGGCAAAGGTGCAGCGGGCGGGGGCGGGCAACCTTGCGCCCGGATCGGAACCCTCGCCCGTTGCATCAGATCTCATCACCACCGTCGGCGGGTCAAAGGCCGCAACCCCAAAACAAGTTGGTTACATGAAGGCGCTTGCCAAGAAACTGTCGCTTGATGAGGAAGGCCTGTTTAATTATGTGCAACAGGTGCTTGCTAGTGATGCAGCTGTGCCTGAAGCGCTTACGATCTCTGAAGCCAACCGCGTCATTGACGCGTTGAAGAAGGACACGCAATGAGCCTTGAGCAAGCCGACAAACTGATTGACATGATTGCGCGCGTCAACGCGCTTGACATGGAGAAATCACATAAGGATGAGCTGCTGAAATACCTGCGGTGGGCGCTGCGTAAAGCGGTCAAGGCCTACTGGTACAGCACCGAAATCAACGTCGACTAGATCGACCACAGACCTAAACCGATCGCACGGTGGATGGATGACACCCGGTAACGGGGGTAGATTGACGCGCCCTAAAACAGCGACACGAAGGTGGCGGGGCAAAGCGTCAAGGCGTATGTGTTCAGCAAGTAGCAAGTGGGACGCGGGTAGAGGCAAGCCGCGGGGTGGGCATTACACCTTTCTGCCCTCACACAGATCGCTAAGGTTGATATCAAACATGCACAACAAACCTGAACCCGACCGCACAGCCACTCATGCACCTCGAGGCGCAAGCCCCCTGGGGGGCGCCGCGCAATGGGGGGCACAATGAACCGCAGCGAATACAGCTCCCCCGCATACAAAGCCGCCCGCAAAGCGTTGCTTGCCGATAACCCAATCTGTCATTGGTGTCAACGCCGGCCTGCAACCGAAGCCGATCACCTCGTCGAAGTAGACCGCGAAGGCACACACGCAGACGGCATGGTGCCATCATGCAAACCCTGCAACGCTGCACGTGGCGCAACACACCGAAACAAAAAACTCGCCGCGGCAAAACTCAATCGCGAAAAGGCACTAAACGAATTTTTACACGCAAACACATTCAC